GTTGTGTTTGAAGGCGAATACCTTTATTTGCTAGATAAAGATGTAAACTTTATCCGCGAAGCGTACCCGAACCAATCGCAAGTAGCAAAGCCAAAGTACTACGCTATCTTTGGGCCACAAACTTCAAACCCAACTGAGCTAACGTTTATTCTTGGACCAACACCAGACGCTAACTACTACGCTGAGCTTAATTATTACTACTACCCCATCTCAATCACCGACCCTGCAAGTCTTGGTGTTACGTGGCTTGGTGATAACTTTGATTCAGCGTTGTTAAACGGTACGCTTATGGAAGCAGCAACATACATGAAAGCATCTGCGGAAGATGCTGCGTTGTATGAAAAACGCTACATTCAGTCAATTAGCTTACTCAAGAACTTGGGTGATGGTAAACAACGTATGGACGCTTATCGTGATGGTCAGGTTAGGGTCAAAGTATCATGAGTATTGTTCAGACCCAAACCACCAGCTTTAAGAAAGAGCTGTACCAAGGTATCCATGATCTGTCTACGGATGTCATTAAGATTGCCTTGTACACAGCTAACGCCAATCTAAATGCCGATACCACGGTGTACTCTAGTGTTGACGAGGTAGTAGCTGCGGGCTATACGGCAACTGGAGAAATTCTTACTCCCGTGACAATCAGCTCTTCGGGTTACACCGCCTACGTAAGTTTCCCCAACGTGTCTTGGACAGCCGCATTGACGGCTAGATGCGCATTGATTTACAACTCTTCCCAGGCTGATAGATCAATTGCGGTATTGGACTTCGGGTCTGATAAAACATCAACTACATTGTTCACAATTACAATGCCAGCAGACACCTCAACCGCAGCACTTATTAGGAGTTCAAACTAATGATCGAAACCACCAAAGGCATGATAGAGGAATCTTTGCTTGAAAAACGCGAAGGTTCCCTTGATAATGACATTGAACACACAACTTGGGTTGAATATTGGCATGAAGGTGAACTTGTTCATCGTTCTGTTCACGTCACCCTAAAAACCGGCCCCTCGCTGTTTGCTGAAGCAGCAGAATTTTAAGGAACTACCATGGCTAATACGCAATCAATGTGCACAACTTTTATGGGTGAGTTGCTAACCTCTACCCATAACTTTGGTGTCGCCCCCATTCGCGCAGCATCTACTGCTGATACATTTAAAGCTGCGTTGTATTTGACAACCGGAACGGTCAACGCCAATACATCAGTCTACTCTGCAACCGACGAAGTATCCGGCTCTGGCTACACCGCTGGTGGCGTTGCCGTAACTAACGGCACTGTGCCTGCTCAGACCAATACATCAGCTACCGCTGGTACTGCTTACTGGACTCCTTCAGCCAGTATCACGTACACCTCAGTGACTTTAGCTACTGCGTTTGACTGTGTGTTGATCTATAACTCAACACAGAGTAACAAGGCCGTTAGCGTGCATACCTTTGGTTCGCAGACTGTTACCGCAGGCACGTTCACACTTACGATGCCTTCGAACACTACGACTACTGCGCTGCTTCGTCTGACCACGGTCTAACCCCCTTTTTCTAAGGGAGGTAACCCATGGCCGGATGGGGCGCTAGTACATGGGGGGATGACACCTGGGGCGGCACCAATGTAACGGTAGCCCTCACGGGTGTTTCCGCTCGTGGTTTTGCCGGTACAGTAACTACTAGCCGTACTAGAGCCATTACTGGTAGCTTTGCTCGAGGCTTTGCGGGCACAGTAACTACAGTTAAATCAAAAGCTCTTACAGGTAACTTTAACCGTGGTTTTGCGGGCACAGTAACCACCACTCGTATACGCGCTATTACGGGTGTTTCCGCACGAGGTTTTGTAAATTCAGTCCAAGGTACTGTTCCGGGCTTCCCCGGAAGCGTTGTTGCAAGAGGTTCAGTAGGTAACGTAGGCGTTGATCGTTCTGTAACTCTGGTTGGCGTAAGCGCCGGAGGTTACGCGGGCATTACGGGCTACGAGAAAAGCTTCCCTATTACGGGCGTAGGCGCAGAAGGTTTTGCTGGGGTTGTTAGTCCTAGTACCGCGTTCCTTGTGCCTTTAACTAGCGTTTTTACGCAAGGTAACGCTGGCGACTTAACATCTGAGAAAGAAGTAGCCCTTACCGGCGTATCAGGCAGTGGTAGCGTTGGAACTGTTGGCGTTGTTGTTGGATTTACTGTAGCACTTACGGGCGTCGGAGCCGAAGGCTTTGTTGGCGATTTCCCAATCAGGTCAATTAGTAATGTAGAAGCAACAGCGTCTGTTGGCGATGTATTAGCTGAAATCGAGGTTGAACTTACCGGCGTTGAGGGTACGCCTGAGGTTGGCACGGTTGAAGCCGGGATTGAATACGAGATCACTGGCGTTGAAGCTACAGGCGACATAGGTACTGTTGTCCCTGAGTTTTTAATACCACTAACCGGCGTCGGGGCCGAAGGTTCTGTCGGCTCTGTAGTCTATGTTAGAGAATACGGCGCTACCTTAACTGGCGTGTCCGCTCAAGGTTTTACCGGCAATGTTGACATATCGCCACGTGTTGTAGCGTTAACAGGCGTTGGCGCTACTGGTGAGGTAGGATCATTTGGTAACACTAACTGGGTGGTAATTGATGACACGCAGACTCCGTTCTGGCAGAATGTCACAACGAGCTCTCCGTCTCCCGGCTGGCTCCCAGAGAACACTACTCCGCCCGGACCTGGGCCCGGCTGGACACCAACTTAAAGGAGCGATAGATGACTATCAACTATACAACGCTATTAGCGTTAGGTCAGCCGGTAACCGGCACAGAAAGCGGCGTGTGGGGCAACGTTGTCAACAACTCCGTTACCACATATCTTGACTCGGCAATTTCTGGTACGTTGTCTCTTACAACCGATGCTAACGTAACACTTACGTCAACTCAAGGTACGGCCTCCGCGTCTAACTTGGGTACAACATCTGCCCAGTACAAAATACTTTCATGCTCGGGCGCTCGATCTACGATCCGGACAATTACAGTCCCGACAAACAGTCGTGCGTATGTTGTCATGAACAACACAACCGGTGGCTTTGGCGTCACTGTCAAAGGTGCGGCAACTACTGGTGTAACAGTGAACAACGGCGAATACGCTGTTGTTGCTTGGAACCAATCCACTGGTGACTTTGTAAAGTTAGGTTCTTCTGCTGGCGCTGCTGCTGGTGGCTCTAACACCCAAGTCCAGTTTAATAACAGTGGTGTTTTGGGTGGTTCCGCCAGCATGACGTGGAACGGCACGGTTCTAACTTCTACTTTTGGTGGCCCTCATAACGGCACAGTAGGCGCAACAACTCCTGCTTCTGGTGCTTTCACAACACTCTCTGCATCTAGCGCAGTAACGTTGAGTCCTGCTAGTAGCACGGTTACGATTAGCCCAACTGGTACGGGTACTGTGGCAATCAGCCCTGCTGGTACGTTGACGTTAAACCCAACCGCAGCTAGTACGATCAACAACATGAGCATTGGCGCTTCAACAGCAAGCACCGGCGCGTTTACAACATTAAGCGCAAGCTCTACTGTCTCAGGAACTGGCTTCAGTACTTATCTCGCAAGTCCTCCTGCTATTGGCGGAACAGCAGCGGCAGCTGGTACGTTCACCTCATTGACTGCAACTGGTGCATTTACCGCCAATGGCTCAAATGCAGCGGTAAGTATCTCCCCCACTGGCACGGGCACTGTGGCTATTAGCCCTGGCGGTGCGGTTACGATCAATCCTAGCGCGGCTAGTACGATCAACAACACCAGCATCGGCGCAACCACCGCGTCGACTGGTCGCTTCACGACTGTCACCTCCACAATCGCAACCGGTACTGCTCCGTTTACTGTGGCGTCCACAACTAACGTGGCCAACTTGAACGCAAGTAGTTTGAATGGCGCTACATTCGCAGCGCCCGGTCCTCTTGGTAGTACGACCGCAAGCAGTGGCGCACATACGACTTTGTCCTGCTCTGGTCAGTTTACTTCTACGGTGGCTACAGGCACAGCGCCTTTAGTTATTGCGTCTACAACTAACATCCCTAACTTAAACGCAAGTAGCTTGAACGGCGCTACGTTTGCGGCCCCCGGCTCAATCGGTAGCACCACAGCAGGTAGTGGCGCATTTACAACACTTAGCGCAAGCTCAACGGTGTCAGGCACGGGCTTTAGCACTTACCTTGCAGCGCCTCCACCCATTGGCGGCACGACTCCGGCCGCTGGTACGTTCACCACGTTGTCTGACTCAATTGGTAACGTCCGCACTATTGTGCAGAACTCGCAGGCTACTTACACACTTGCGGCAACTGATAACGGTAAACACATTCTGGCTACCGGCACTATCACAGTCCCTGCTAGTATCTTTACTGCTGGTCAAGTTATCACGATTGTTAACAACACCGCAAGCAACTTGACAATTACTACTTCAGCGGTAACTTGCTATCTAGCCGGTACAGCTACTACTGGCGCACGTACCCTAGCTCAGCGCGGTATCGCAACCGTGTTGTGCATTGCAGCTAACACGTTCATTATCTCAGGCGGAGGATTGACATGACGTCTAGTCAGATGATGTTGTTTGGGGGCGGTCCACCCCCTGTTACTTTTGTTGGCCGCGCTATATCGCAGTACACTACTTCAAATCAGGTTTTTGGTTTGGGAATTGCTGGCGATACTTCTGGCAATATGTACACAGCTGGTTATAACCAAACTACTAATCGAGTACTGATTGCTAGTTTTAGCTCTTCTGGTGGCTATAATTGGCAACGTCAGTTAGCTCCTGCCTCTGTTTCAGTCATAGGTATGGACTACCGGTCAATAACCATAGACGCTTCGAACAATATTTATGTAGCCTTCTGGGTACGAAACGCAGGTGGAACAATTGATACAGGCTTTCTTGTAAAGTACAACTCGGCGGGAACAATTCAATGGCAGCGGCAGTTAACTGCCACAAGTAACAACGTCACCACACAGGAGGTGTATATTGAACCAGGCGGGGCTAACGTTTATGTGTGTGGTAGTTGTGTTGTTTCCGGTAATCAAGCTTTTCACGTAGTTAAGTACAACTCTTCTGGCGCTCTTCAATGGCAGCGACAGTTAACCGGTGGAACCTCAAATACGACTTATGACATACACGTTGATAGTAGCAGCAACGTTTATTTAGCGGGCCAGACAAACCGTGGCACCGCATCATTTGACGGGTACATTGCTAAATACAATTCTTCTGGCACACTTCAATGGCAGCGGCAGTTTACGTACAGCACGTTCCAAGGAGCAATTACGAGCATAACCACAGATTCTTCTCTCAATGTTTACGCAGCGGCTAGTAACCCGGTGACGATGATGTGGAAACTAACAAGCGCCGGAGCCACTACGTTTCAACAACAAAATAACGGGTATTATTTACCGTATCGGGGGTTCGTTTGCGATTCGACAAA